ATTCTTGTACTAGCATTTTTTATCCTAAGTGTTTAAGTTGTTCCTCAAGCCTATGTATTTCATCTTTAAGCCAAAGTTTATGTGTTTTCTTACGGTTGATTATTCCGTCCTGCTCATACTTATTATACATTCTTTTTATTTCTTCGTCAAGTGCTTTATGTTTCGTGTATAGCTCTTGTAAGTATGTAGCAAGTTTATCGTGTGTTTCAGTAAAATTACTCATTCAAATAACTCCCCAAATTTAGTTTGTGCATTAACAGTTTTCTTACCGGTAGCACCACGTGTGCCAATAATCGACATCCAAAACTTTGAGTATTCTTCTACTAATTGTTCTGCTTTTTGCCTGTCGTCCGTTCTGAAAATTTCGTCCACAACATCTCGGAAAAATAACCTGTCAAAACGCTCTTCCACAAGCATTGCTGGAAATATTCCGTTGTCGTATTGTCTATTTGCTTCTTGTACTGCATTTATGTGCATCCATACGTTATGCCCCATCATAATAGCATATGAAAAACTATCCCATGAGGTCTTACCTTCTTTGCCTATTTTATTTAGGTCACCTGGACCATATATGCAAATATCTTTGGCTTTGAGGTCGGCTGTGATTGGACTATCCATAAACGAAGGATGTTTACCTTCTCTTACAAATGCTTGTCCAAACTGTGTTGTGTCTTGTGCAAGTGCCTTATCATCGATGCTCGGAACCATTCGATACACCCATTTAGTTCTGTCCTGAGTCTCAAGTTCACAGTAGATCTGTCCATTAGCGGTTGCGAGGAAAGGTGAAGCACAATCAAATGTGATAACAAAGTTTTCATTATGATATTTCCTTACGGCACGTTGTATGTCGGTTAGTAGTGTAGCCCACTCTAGTTTTGATGTTCCTAAAAAGTGCATTACATCATGTATACCTTTTTCTAGTAGTCCGTCAAATCTCAATGCAATTAGACGTTTAAGAACCAAATGTACATCACACATGTTCTGACCACCCATTGACCAACCATTGAAATGATTTTCTGGATAAATCTTAGGATCACAATAGTCTTTCATTTGTTGATACCAATCTTCAGCATCAGCATGATTTTCGCCTTGTAAAACATTAAGGAACTTACAGGCACCTGATCTATGTTTCATCCAATAGTCATTGTTAATGCGTGTAGCATTTACAGCATCTTGATAGTTGTCAATGCCTGTTGCTTTTGCACCTTCTGGGGAACGTGATACCCATGCTGGAATATCAAGTATCATTCCGTAGTCCATATATGCGTCCATCCAACGAAGAACGCCGTCACGCTTCTTTTGTGCTTTAGGACAATTAGGATCTTTCCAATCGCCTTCCCAAACACCTTTACCAATTTGGAATCCACCTGAATCACCAAGTAACCAAGTATTTTCTCTATCTCGATTACGCACCATATCTTCTTTAGGTACAAATTTGTTTATATCTAAGTCAGCATGTCCTGCTGAATAAAGACTCCATTTATAACTAAATTGACCTTGTTGTGCATTAAGATAGTTTAAACCTTCAACTCCGTGTGTTAAGTTTTTAGGTACTCTTGCTTTGTCAACATATTCATCATGACGTTGTTTACCTACATATGTAGCATAAAACCCACTAAGAGCAGGTAAGAAACGTGCATAATCATTTTGTGTTGCGGTTAAGTTTTTGTTCATTTATTCTCCAAGCCGAAACATGGCATAATGTTTAGATTACAATAGCGGGCATAATCTTCTAATCCCACCATTGCCATCAACATTAAAATAGGAACGCCTGCTATGAAAAAAGCAATGATTAGAAAAGCCCAACCTAAGCCTTTTGTTGTACAATATTGCTGGTGCTCACTCAATTTACTTACTCTGTGCTGGCAGGATATAATCATACTTGACCATACCGCTGTCTACTGAAATCATCATAGCACCTTGATCTGAAATGCTCATAGTCAAGTCACCATCTAAGCCAAGTATTGCCTGTGTTTGTGCTACTGGCCAACTCCAAGTGTGTTGTAATGAACCTTCAATGCCATGTTGGAATACAAACTCACCTGCGTGTGTACTTGCATCGCCAAAGCTGAATACTAAATTACCATCTACAGTTTTTACATTAAACGTAGGTTCTTCTGAATGTGCCGCACTCATAAGTTTCATACGTGCAATACTAGCAACACTAGGATTAAATGCAACATTCCATTGTGCGCCTTTGAACTTAACAGTTTTTAGTTTTTCTTCAATAATTGCTTTGTTCATAAAGCGATAATCATTTTGGAAATCACCTGCCGCATTTTCAAAGTGAATGTGCGTAGGAATAGTTTCGCCGTTGCGTTCTGCTTGTACTACATCAATCTTTGCATCTTTCTGATACTCTGGATTTTTTAAGTGTAGTGCTAACTTATCTAAGTTAGGCATACCAAATGTTCCTGTAAATTCAGCTACTGGTGCATTTGCTGAAGCACTTAAAATAACTGAACGGTCTTCAGCCATTGAATCGATTTGTGTGCCTTCATCATTGCTAACTTTTACTAGCGATAAAAATCCTAGTGAATGCGTATGTGCAACGATGTCTTGTAAAATGTCTTTCATAAAGTTTCTCCTATTTCAAGTTTTATTATATTATCATTTGTTAAAGAAGTCAAGTAGTTTTCTACACTATATTTAGGTTTAAAGCCAAGTGACTTAATTTTTTCCATATTAGCACAAGTCCATTGTCTTTCATATGGTGTATTTAGGCGGACAGGAAGATTTGGTGCAAAGTCTGATACCTTAAAAGGATGTCCTGACCCAATATCAATCGTACCTAAATACTTACTATTCATACATAGTTGTATTGCATCACATAAATCCTCAATATGTATAAAATCTCTGTAATGACTTGTTGTATATTCAAGTTCGTTATCTATTAGCTTTTGTAAAAACATACCTGGTCTAGGTGTACTTGAATATACCGTATGAAAACGCATACCTAATGTATTTGGATAGCGTTCTGCAGCCTCTTCTACACAATACTTGCTTGCGGCATATGGGTTTAAATCGGGCTCATAGACGCTACTAGAGCTTGCGTAAAGCACTCTAGTATCAGGATAACGTGCAAATAAGCGTTTGCTTACTTCTACGTTATTACGCCAATATCCTGCAGGATCTGCTATGCTATCACGCACTCCGCTTTTGCCTGCTAGATGTATAATTAAGTCAAATTCTTCCTTTAGTTCAATATCGTACAAGTCTTGTCCGTCTTGTAAATCAAAGCCAACTATGCTATGTTCTTTTTTTAATTTGCGTAATAGAGTACTTCCTATAAATCCTCTATGTCCTGTTAACATAATTTTCATTGTGTTTCCTTTTCTATAAATGTTGAAATAGAAAATCTAAATTTAGGACCTGTTCTGCTTGGTCCGTTAAATCTATGAACTAGTTCCCCATTAAACCTAATCATTCTATTCGGAGTATATGCAGAAGTGTATATTATTTCTTTTCCATGACTATCGTAAAAGAATGTTTCTCCACCCCAACCGTCTTTCCATTCATTATTCACATAATACAAAATTACATCTTGATTGTTGTGAGTATGTACAGTGTGTGTATCATAAGTTGTATCACAGTTTACAACAGTTTGTACAATCTTACTTTCATTAATGTCTTTAAATGGCTCACTAGTAATAAGAGGCTCTAAAAAATCATTTAAACTTTTATCCTTTGTCCTGTTAAGCCACATATCTTTTGTAATACGACTGTGTAAAAAACTTTCTTCTTCATTAAAACTATCTTGCCAACCTATAAAATATGGAACCTTAGTACAATTTAGCATTATACTTTTATTAAGATCCCAATTGAATACATTATCATATACGGTTATTTCTGGATGTGGATTAGATACTACAAGCATTTTAAATTACTCCATGTATCTTTCCAACCTTTAACTTCAATAGCAAATCCTAAATCGTTATCAATTATAACTTTTTTTAAAGGATAATCATTGCCCATAGTATCCATTCTATCTCCATAAAAATGTAATACATCATTAGGATCAAAATCATTTACTATTTGACTCTTGTCTGCACCTTTAGGAGAAATATCAATACCTGTTTCACCACCTGGTCTTGCAATTAAATTTGGAAATTCTTTATTAAACAATTCTGCTATTACATCTCTTTCTTGTGTCGCTTTATCATGTTTCACATATAGTTTACGTTCACCTAATGTTGCATTTCTTCCTACAATACTAAAGTTTATCATACCAGGTCTTTCTTCTATGTGTAAACCTGTACGTAAAGGAAAACTACTTTCTTCTAAACAATTAATTAAGTATGATCTTACACTAGGAGATAATTTCCAGTTATCTGATCTTATGTGTGTTTCGCCTTCCCAAACATCTGAACCAGAACAGTTATATACACGTTTTGCAAGGCTGTAAATTTCTTCGCCTATCTGTTCTACAGTTTTTTCTTTATCACTTCCTGTAACAAGGTATACATCATTTTCAGCACAAAAATTGCTAAAGAACACAGCAAATTCACCGTCAATTTCTTGACGACTTGGTGTTAGTGTTCCGTCTACATCAAATATAAATTTATTCATCACAAACTCTTTTACGTAAATCACTCGAACTAAAACGATGTTCTCGTTTATTAAAATGTATATCGATATCACGCTTACGACAAATATCTTTGCCTGTAAAGTCTTTGTCTCGATATTCTTCACCAAGTATACGAACATTAATAGGATACATGGAAAGTATATCTTCTAAATCTTCCTCAGTACCATATGGAATAATTTCATCAACATATTCTACACCTTTTAATTGTGTGTAGCGTTCAACTACAGTTTGTATAGGTGCATTCTTTTCTGCTCTATCGACACTTGGATCAACTTGCAAACCGCAAATTAAATAATCGCACTGTTCTTTTGCTTCACGTAACATTATTACATGTCCTGCGTGTAACAAATCAAATGTGCTACATGTAAATCCTACCTTCATTGATTACCTCTTACACACGGATTTATTTTATCTTTGTAATATACAATCATGTTATTTTTTGTATGTTCAATTTTTTTAATTGCAATTTCCTCAGCATGACCAAAACAACCATTCCAACTCATACCTGGAAAACGGTATCTAGGATTTGCTTTTACAAATGCCCATTGTTCTGCTTGTTTTTGTCTACGCTCTTGATTTTTTATAGTTGAAATACAAGTTGCAATATCCATCCATGATTTTGTATTTGTTAAATGCAATCCTTTGTATTCATGTTTGTCTCTACAATGATATATTGCTGAGTTATCAGGAATTTCTTGTGCTAATACAGGTGTTGCAAGTAATAGTGCTAGTAAAGTTAAATACTTCATTCCGCTACCTCAACTGCAACACATATACCTTGCATTCCAATTGGAAAATGTCCATCTTCGCCTCCAACTGTAATTGCTAAGTCATCACGTGCATAAAAACAATCTAACATATCATCATAATATTCATTTATACCATTTGCGTTCACTGCAACAGGTTGTGTACCTTGCATCATTATATAAACTAATACCCATTTAAGCATTTTATTCTCCAAATTCAAATAGACTACCAAATGTAGTATTCTGTTTTGTATCCTCTAATGGATAGTTAAGCACACCAATCAAGTTGTCTAGTTTGTTATCAATAATTGTTTCTGCCATTGCCGCATCATCAAATGGCAATTCTTTGAACCAATCTGGTATACGCAATTCATCTGTTGGATACGCAACTGATGTATAACCCAACGGGTTCTGTTTAAGTTTACAAACAATAACTTTCATACCGTCGACGATTTCTTGCGAATACTTGTCACCATTCATACGTTTCAGTGTATTCCAATTAATGCTTGCTCTTACATGACCAGGCATATTTGCCTTGCCTTGCTTCTCTTCTAATCTTTGATAATGCCCAATCTTGTTTGCACGTTTAGGCGAACCTTTCTCCCAACCAGGGCGTTCACTAAACTCTTTGCGAAATTCTGTAATACGTTGTAGTACTTCTTCTTGTGGCTTATCTGTAAGCACCATAAGTAATAGTTCACTCAAAAATTCTTGCATAAACACAGGCGTATCTGATCTACGCAAGTCTAAGCCCATTGCTTTTACTTTTCCAGCTTTACCATCTGTATCACTTCTAAAGCCTTCAATGTCATAAACTAGAGCCGCATAACGTTTCTTAGTAATATACAATCCGCTTTCAGCAACAATTTCTCTAGCCGCTGCAATAACATCTGAACGTGACTTAGGACAATGAAATGCATCTAGCATAAACTCAGGAAACGTTTCATTGGCCGCTTCACATACTTGGTCATATAATTTAATTACATTGTCTTTGTCCCAAGGTATTTGTCCTGAATCAATTTGTTCTTTTAGTACAGGATAACCACTAAAGTAACAAGAGTCAGTATCACCATATATCATTGCATCACCAACATGATCATATTTGCCAGTAATAACTTTGTTTACTTCTGCTGACATGTGTTTAACAATAGTACGTCCTGTTAATGTTGTACTCTGCCCAATACGTTTGTCAAAGAATCTACAACCTGGATTAAGAATAGCACCATACAAACTGTTTAGGTTAATCTTTTTAACTAGCTGACGCTTATCCCAATACTCAATTTCAATAGCATTGCCTGCGTCTTTTGCTTTTTTTAGTTGTGCTTGTAGGTCTTTACGTTCTGAATACCAACGTTTAAGTATACCAGGAATAACACCTTCAAATTCTGTTGTAAAGATAGTACCGTTAGAACTAAGCATCCATGGTTGATGACTATCAAAGATAAGTTTGTATATTTCTGCACCTGACATTACATCACTACCGCCATTCTCCCAATCCACAGTAAGTGCAACATCACGTTTTTGTTCCATGACAGCTTCATACTCTTCTGTACTAAAGCGTCCTTCCCAACTACCTGCAAATGATTTCTTTTTCAGCGTCATATCTTCATGTACACGGGCGTCAGATATTTCTGGGCGAATTTGTCCAATGATAGTTTCAGGAGCCATGTTAAGAGCTCTAATAACACTTGGATACAGACTGTTCAAGTCCATAGAGCCAATCCATTTATGCAAACCTTTTTTAGGAAATGCTACATAAGCACCAGCAGCTTGTGTGTTTTCATCATCTCTATGTTTCCTGTTCGGTACCTGTAAACCTCTATGATGTGCTTCGTTTACAATCGCTTGTTCTGTAACTGCAACAGCACCCATAGTGGTCTGTAGCAAAACTGTATTTGCGTGTGCAAGTTCATTACTAAGATCAATAAATCTTAGTTTTTGGTCCAGTTTGTCCAGTAGTGCGGTATCTTGTATGTTGTATTCGATGAACTTTCTAAAGTCATTGTTGTACAACTGGTCCAAAGTGCCTTCATAAGGTACTTTATTTTCCCCAACTTCAATTTCACCAATGGCATCAAGTCTGTAACTGTGTCTTTCTTCATATGTGTATTTACGATATAAATTTAAACTATCTAAATGTACTCTGCCTATGAGGTCAAAGGTGACAGCTGATTTACCATACTTCTCATATTCTCTTTTCTTTGGAAGTTGACCCCATAGGCAAAATCTACGTGTATCATCTTTACTTAGTACACGACTTGTTCTATTTACAGTATACGGAATATCATATCCTTCACTGTTCCAGCCTGATAAAATATCAGCATCTTCAATTAATGTTAAGAAAGTGTCAATCATATCACCTTCTTTTTCAAACAGCATTACATTTTCAATGCCTTCTAATTCTTTTTTTGCTTGATCCATTGTAAGTGTCTTAGGCGGAACTGCCAAACATACCATTGTTTCCATCCACTGTAAGTATACAGAGATAGAAGTAATAGGCATAAAAGGATCTGCAGGATCAGCAAAGCCACGTTCTGGATCAAAGTCTGTTTCAATATCGAAAAAAGCAATGTTTAGTTTAGGAGCATCTTGATTAAGATAGTTTTCACTCAAACATTGGAATATAGGATTAATGTCGCTTTCAAATAAGTTCTTGCCTTTGTTAATAGCAACCTCTTTGCGAAAGTCTTTTGTGTTTTTGCACACAATACGACTTAAAGGGTCTCCATAAACACTTTTGTATTTGCCTCTTTGATCTTCATAATAAAATGTGTATTTTGCATTATACTCGTGATAATGTCTTTTGCCATCCTTGCGCTCAACAACTCTAATAATATCTGAGTCGCGATCAAAGTGTGCGTCTACATAACTCATGTTTTGTTCCTACTTAACCATTTTTTTGTTTTTCTATAAAATCCATCAAAAGTAAATTGATGTTTTAAAAGCCTTCGCCATTCTTCTTCGGTGCACCATTTAACTTCTAATTCTATTTTAACATCATGTTGCAACGGAGTCAAGTATGTTATTACATTTCCTGCCTCTAGTGTTATTTCAGATGGTCCTACAGTAGGTTGTAAAAACATGTTAACGGCTGTAGCTGACTGATATGCAAAATTAAGCTCGCCTGGCAGTAAATTAAATTGTCCTAGTTGTTTTGTATTGTGCCAACTTGGGTTATGCATTAGAAACGGAAGATCTCTACAAGGTCCTTCGGCTGTTACTAACCAAGGACTCATAAGTTTTACATGTGTATAACCTTTAAATGCATGATTCCATTGTTCTGGTACATGTTGTTGCACAAAATGTATTTCTTCACCCTTAGGTACGCCAGGAATGTCTACATCTTTAATAATACCATTGTCATATTTAATACGAATATCTTGCCACAACGGAATGTTTATAGTATTCTTAAACAAGTCTACCATACCCGGACAACTATTCATGTTAGGGAATAATGTATTTTTTGAAACTTTTAAAGTTTTAAACCAGTCTGGAGTCGATTGTCCTGCTAGTTTTGGGGGGAACATATCTATCAGCTGTTGTGGCTGATGGGTATGAAAAGTCAGCTTGACTTTCTTTTCTTTTTTAAACATTTATTCTCCGTTGCTTGTGGCCAACTTAACCTTCTACTTGCCTAGCTATTGCCATTGGCGTTATAAGTACTTATTAAAACAACAAACCTGCAACATAAATTACGGTTAGCCCAGCGTTAAGTACAATTAAACTGTTTTCTTTCCAAAGGATACCTATAAGTACCCAAAGACTATTGCTTACTATAAAAGCATATATGTACCAAGGATATATATTAAATGCGGCCATTGTTGCGGCTATTAACAAACAGCCTGTACTAAGCCAAGCAAGCCATTGATAAGGTTTTACCACCACGTTGCTGCTACTCCATATCCAAATACATTTATAATAGCAAAGTATCCTGTCAATAACATTACCCAAGCCGCGCCTCGTCTTGTTGCGGCATAGCATTGTGTAACACTTCCTACAAAAAATGCAGGATAAACTATTAACATGTTAGGATCTTTTGCTGTGATAGCCAGCGTCATACTTGCGCCGACTGTAAAAATAAAACTGACAAGTTCAAATGCAAATGCAACCTTATCAGATTTGTAACTGTTAATCCAAAAGTCTTTTATTTTTTGCACTACAGTTTATCTCTTCCTACTGTAACAACTAGTGTTTCTAAATCATCAAATTCTTCAGATACTTTTGTCCATTCGCCTTTTTGTGCAATTTTAATTGCTTTGTTAATAAGACTTGGTTTGATATCTAATTCTTCTGCTACAGCCTTTACTGTGTCTTTTAAGCCTGTATTTAAATCTTCAACTTCTTGTAATACTGTTACGCCTTCGTTGATTAAGCGTTCTAGTTTAGCCTTTTCTTCTGCGCCATAGGTGCGTGAACTCATAGTTTTCTCCTTAGTTTCTACTTATTATATATTAATTGCTTTGATTTGTCAAGTGTTTTTTGTAGGCTTCTTCAAACCCTACTTCATAGTCGCTTAGTGGAGCACCATTGCTACCAGCTAACCATAAACGTTTGAAATATCCAGGAGCAGAGTCTATAGCTGTTTGTTCCGATATATCTATGTGTCCTTTAACCAACCAAAAAAGTCGGTATGCTTCTTTTATGTCCTCTGGGTCCATGCAAGTATTTACAAAATTACTTTTGTTTATACGCTAACACTGGTTATTTTAGATCGTTTAATGCTTTAAGTAATTGTTCTTTGATAGAAGATTCTGCGTTCTTTTTAGCATTTTTTGTTGCTGTTGCATACATAACTGCTTCTGCATCATCTCCATAGCGATCTTTGAAATCGCCTTTGGCTTTTTTCATGCCTTTTACAATACGTTCTTTTTCTTTTTCTTCTGGCTTAGTAAGTTCACGTTCTTGTATAGATTCTTGCATACTATCCGCAGCAGCATTTGCCGCTTTTTTTACTTCTGCTTCGTCGGCTTCTGGCATTACAGCTTTTATAGCACGATAAATTGCTTTGTATAATTCACCTGTAGGACTGAAACCAATTTTTTTTGCAATAGTTCCTTGTCCAAAACTATTGTCTACGGCTTTGATAAAAGGATCGTCCTCTTCGCCTACAAGTTTATCCCGTGTAGGATTTTTTGTAGTCATCGCAGGTTGTTTACCAATAGCGTCTTTGCCTTTTAATTGTCCTGCAGGACCTTCTTTTTGTGTTTCGTTAAGTTGTATACCTGCTAACTTTGCAAAGTCGCTTATGCTATAGTCTTTGTCTATTGCTAGACTACCTTCAGCAACATCTGCACTTTCTTGTATGTAATTTTTTGTAGGTTCAGCACTTTCGGGTGTTTTACCTGCCATGTTCATAAGTGCTTCTTTGTCCGCTTGGGGATTTGAAGGAAACAAGTCTTTCATCATTGCACTCATTTTGTAAAAATCAGACATTACGCTTTTTCCTTAAATTTTTAATATCGTTCATGACTCTATTTAAATCAGTAACGTTATCTCTTAACTCTGGAAATTGTTTTTTAAGTTTTATAACTAGATCTTTATCTCTAGTATAATTCATTTTTCTTTTTGCAAATTCTAAATATTCTGCATACTGTTCTGCAGGAGCATTATTATTCCACATGTTTTTAAATAGGTCTGTAACCATATTTTCGTTTGTGTCTGCTTGTTGGAAAAATTGTAAAAATTCTTTATGACGCTTGTGCATTGCTGCAACGTCTTTATTTTTCATATACATTTTAAGCCAACCCTTGTATTCTGGATCGTCTGCTAATGTTTTTTCTTTACCTTTGAAAAAGTCAAATATACCTTCAGAAACTCTCATTTTACATCTTAACGCAGTTATCTACTGTTTTGCCACCTTTTTTCTTAGTACCCATGCGCTTGTAGCCCTTCCAGCATACTTTGCCGTCAACACCTTTTTGCTTTTCTTCGTCAAGTGTTGTGTAACTTGGCTTGCCACACTCAGAACAAACGTCTATGCTTTCAGATACTTTTTTAGCAACTTTAGCTTGCATTGCTTCTAAGTAGGATGCTTCTGTCATTGACTTAGAACGCTTTAGAACATTTTTTGTACTTTTAGATTCTGCAAACTTCATGTCATAATCCATTGCATGGTATACTGATCCCATGTAGTCTGCTGCTTTTGTAATTTTAGATTGTTGCCAACCTTGAATGCCTTCAGCTTCGGAGACTGTTTTTAGCATATCATGTAGCTTAATAGCATACTTGGCAATTTTATACAAATCAGCACGAGCCATTTGAACTTCATGGTCACGTTCTGCTGCGTTTGCTAAATCTCCTAATCCGCCTTCTTTTAGTTTTTTAGTCATGTTTATCTCCGAATACTTTAGTAGTAGTATTTATGTCTTTTTCTTGTTCTTAGGTTTCTTTTTGCCGCCTAATAAATTATCAAAATCAGCACCGTTTTTCATAGTTCCGTCCGCATTATACATTGTGCGACTCAGCGGCTTGCCTCCAACATTACCAACTGCAGTTGCTATTGAACTTGCTGTTGTATCTTCAGGTACATCCATTCTTCCTAATTTTACTTGTTTTCCAGGCTGTACTACTTCTTTATCATACTGAGCAGCCTGTTTTTCTAGTTGCGGAATAGTAGCGGCTAGTTCATCGTATATTCCTTGTACATAATCATGACGCTTGCCGTACAAATAACTATCTAAGCCTTCTTTAATTTTTGCCATCATTGCTTGCACTACACCTTTAAACTCTGCAATCATATTCATTGATGTAACTTCTTTCATAAGATTATAAAGTACAGGCAAATCTTTGTTATTATCTACTTCACCGCCAGATGCAAGTTTGTCAGTAATACCTTTTGCTTGTGCATTAAGTTTATTCAATGTTTGGATCTTTTTTTGTCTAGTTGCTTGATCCATAGGTTCCACTACTTCAAATATTTTCATGACTTTTTCCTTTTCTTTTTGCGACCGCCCTTCATATTAGCACACCAGTGATACATTTTAGCTCTCTCGCCACTTGCTTTTTTTGCCTTTTTACGTAGGCTTGTTACACTTCCTTTACAACTTGCACCTGAACGTTTTACACGCCCTGGTCTACTTTTACCTTTTTTTTTACCGTCGGCAAAGTTTTCTTCTATAGTACTTATCTCGTTTACTGGCTCGTCTAAATAGTCGTGTTTTATATATGTTACAACATTACCTATCCAATGGTTAAACATTTTTTGTGTTTTAGCACCCATTACTCCATCATCATCAATAGGATAACCATCTTTTTGCATTTGTCTTTGTATTCTACGTACCATAGGACCGTCTGTAGTTTTAAATCCTAAAATGCCGAATTTTTCATTATATAACCATATCTTTTTTATATCTGGATATGCTGTAATAATTAGATCTGCAATTTCTTTTTTTATTGGAAAGTCATATGGTATAGCTTTCTTGTTTGCAAGCTCACCTGCTTTACTTTGTTCTGTAACGGGCTCTCCCATGTGCTTTTGTATTGCTTTTGCTGTTCTTTCAAACTTATGATCTTTATATTTAAATGCTGTTCCCCCAGCTGCTTCCCAAGCATCTACATTTTTACCAAAGTCGTCAATTAGTATATTAGGAGTACCATCTTGCTGTGTTGCGTACTGTGGCTTATCGTTTGTAATAATAACCTTTTTAGGAGGAAAAAAACTTAAATTCTTTTCTATCCATTGCCGCTTGTGTGGTTCTGAATTAGGATCATCTGCTAAAGGCGAACTACAAATATTATATGAACCTTTGATTTGTTTTATAACAGCAAGTAATTGTTTTGCTTGTGGTAGCAAAGGCAAGTTTAACCAAAATTCATCTGTGTCTCTAATTTTTTGTAGTGCATCGCCGATTTTATGTTCTTTATCAATCTTAGTAAAATGGTCTACATTCATTAGTTTAGCCCATTCACCAAAGAAGTCAGCAAGCACTCCGTCCATATCTACATATATTTCTGTTGACTGTGCTATCTCTCCTAAATTTTCTTTCATTTGCCTATAGTATAACACACTTTCATATAAGTTGTCAACTGATTCTGAAAATAAATGTGGCTTTTTGGATGCCCATTTTCTTAAAACTACTCCTGCTCGTGCATTTGCTTCATTTTCGTCAATACTTCCGTCGGCTCCGTCTAAATCTTCTTTGTTTTCACGTTGTACATGATGTACAATTTCATGTGCAATAGTACGCATTACATCCATCTGATGACGTCTAGCGTAACTTACAGTAATTGCATTTTCGTCTATATCATAATAGCCAAAAGTTTCAGGTAATTCTCTTGCTGTGAGTCTTATATTTGGCGGCGTCTTTGCACCTAGCTCTTTACAGCAAAACCCTATAAAACTTTTATAATTATCTACAGTTTTTGATTTAATAGATTCTGCAAGTCCTAGATTAAACAAAACGTTTGTGCTAGATCCTTTTACTTTTTTAGATAGTGTAGGCGGTCGACCGTCTTTGTCTACTTTGTTACCAAATTTTGCGGCCTGTTTTGTAATTTCTTTAGGACCAACGTCAACAGTTTGATTCTGTTTTGTAATTCGTCCTACACCTTCTTTAATATTTTTAAATCTCATTACAACGCCCTTATAAATTTAGCTTCTAAACCATATGTTATAAGGTCGTTAATTTTTTTATCAAGTTTATCATCAGACATACCCAAATCTTTAAGCATTTTAGCACTGCCTTGAAGTAATTC